CTTCCGATCTGTCGTTTTCATTATACCACCACCTGATTTATGATTGTTCCCACATCACCCGCGCCGCCGTTGCCGGGCCAGCTTGAATTGACGGCCGCCGTTCCACCATCCACGGATTGCGTCGCCGCCCCGTCTATACTTTGAGAACCTTCGGACATTAAAACGATATTCCCGCCGCCGCCACTTCCGTTGCAACCGTTAACAATATGTGTAGACCCTGGGGCCTGACTTCCGTCAGAGTGGATATTTGCGGTTGAACCTAAAGTTATTGTTCCTTTTGCGATAATTAACAATAATGCGCCCCCATACATAGCAACCGCAGAAGTTGTAAGCGTTGCGCTTATACCATCTGCGCCCGTACCTCCTTGCGCTCCATTACCGCCAGCATTTTGAACACCTAGCCAACCCGCACCACCAGATTTATACTGCGATGCCTTACCGGGACTTAATAAACCTGCTCCTAACCCATAGGCGATTACAGAAGTATGATGATACCAACCTGGGGTCCAACCAGACGCACTAACCCCGTTAGCATATGAATTTGAGCCAGTTCCGCCAGCATGAGCGCCATTTCCACCATATTTACTATATGCACTATGAGAAGACCCTCCACCACCACCACCGTCGCCACCCTTTACAGCAAAACAATACTTAACCCAGGCCGACACCAAAACTTCGGTCGAAAGATATCTATCCCATACTACGGGTACTGGTTCTTCTGAACCATAACCCTTGCCGTCCAGATCAATTTCACCGTTGATAGTCACGTCACCATTGCAAAACAGGATCAAGCCTTTCAGCCTGTTTGCTGCCGAAATAACTTCCCCGCTATTAATAGTGATACTGGAATAATTTTTAATGACCCATTCGCCCTCTGCGTCTGTAAAATCATAACTGGCCCCAGGTGCAAAGGCGCCGTCCTCTCCGGTCCCGCCGAAAAGATAATCCGTCGCACCACCCGCGATCAATTGAGGTAAAGAACCCGTAACAATAGGATTTCTAAAATGTTGCCGTCCCATATTTCCCCCTTATGCCGCTATTCTATTAACAAAACCGTGAATAATAAGAACATTCGCGGACCCGGCAAAGGCTTTTAAAATAAGACCATTTTGTAACAATGTTCCGGGCAAAATTATTTTTAAACCATCTTCGGCCGGTACTGTGTATTCGATATGATCGTCCGGGCTTGCCACCCCGCCATATTCAAGGGTCAATTTAACGTCGGCCGCGCTTGAATTTACGCACCAAAGCCATATTTCATCCCAATCGGTTTCGCCTGTAATTGCTGTATGGATTGTTGTTCCCGCCGTGGCGGTTTGAACCACTTTGATACCCTTGCCATTTGTTGAACCTGATAAGGCGCGTTTTGTAAAAGCTGACATTTATTTTTTACTCCTTTATGAAAAAATTTGCGTTTGCAAAATATTTGATGTATTGCTTGCCGTATAAGCTTTTACACTCTGTTGCGTGGGCGCCTGTTCATTTGAATCAGACGCCATATCATCTTCGTCAAGTAAAGCTTTCAAGGTCAATAAAACCCACCATGTCCCATCATCACCAACCGGATTATGATTTGTATTGCTACCCTGGGCGGATCTGTAAGTTTTAAAATCAGTTCCATAAGCCACGTCGCCGGAACCATAGGTTGTACCGCTTAACCATGCCGCAACACCCGCCGCCGCGATTGCTCCCTCCTGGGCGGCTTCGGCGGCCGTCTTTGCCGTTTCGGCGGCTTGCGCGTTTGCTTCAACCTCCGTGGCGACAATATTCATTTCATCGCCCACGTCGTTAACATCAGAAAGCGCCCCGGGAAAATCTTCAAAAAAATCATCGCTTTGCGTATTAAAATTCTCCTGGTCGTCCCTGTCCGGTTGGCCTGATACTGTTCTTATCGTTGTCGTGATTTGTTCAGCCATTTTTAAGTTAATCCTTTTATTTCAAGTTTACAGGTTGATTTTATGGGGCCTCTTAATGTCATTGTAAAATCGTGATACCACCCCAAGATATTTAAAGCCTGGTAGCTGGTCCCGGGATTGTTGCCCCAATAAATTGTTGGGATTGCGTCCACGCTTTCAAGGGTTTTCTGGATCCGGTCATAATCTGCCGTGTCGATTTCGACGTTAATGTCCATGTATTTTGAAGTATTGCCAGGCGCCAGATAGGTATAGCCGAAAGTTTCGTTTGTTTGCTTTTTAGCAAAGGACGTGATCCCGGTTTGCGCGTCCCATTTTGTGTCCCCGATATCCGTAACCCGACCGACCAGGGCATACCCTAAAGCCGGATAATATCCCCCGGCCGTGTTATGGGTTATCGTTAATTTTATGGTTTGAACGTGGCGGATACCAAATTCCACTATAATATCATGGCTATATAAAAAATCTTCGAAAAAATAGGACCACAAATCCCCGTACACCGCGGCATTTGGCAACTTGATCGCGCCCGTTGTCGATAGTAAAACGTCGTTTGCGTCGTATCGGTCCACCTGGTAAGTCTGGCCGACCATGCCAAAAAGACCGATCCCCGTACATCGGTTTGCATTGAACACCTTCACAATTTTGCCCGCGTCCGTGCTTTCCGTTCCATCGGCCGCGGTTTGGGTCCCGATAAAACTGTCGCCCCATTTCCAACGATTTGCCGCCCCGGTATAAAGCCAGTTTGTCCCGGAATCGTCCGGCGGATATTCGTCCGTACAACCCAATACGCAAGTAAATTCCTTAATGGGCGCCGCCATTGCCTGACAGGTCCAAACGGCGGTCCCGTCCGTGACGGTTTGCCCTGCCACCGTCGGCCAGGTCGGCGCGGATCCGCCGGACGTCCCCGCCGTGGAACAAACATAAATAAAACCGTTATGAATTGCGGGCGTGACCCGGTCCGTTAATATATAGGCCGTCGTTGTGGCATGGGCCACCGGTAAAACCCCGTCCTGGTATGACACCTTGACTGTTTGCGCTGCCGTGTAGGTTGTCGCCTTGTTATATTCCGCCAGGGCGGACGCCGTTATATTGCTACTGACTAAAATCGCATTTGTTATGGTTTCCGGGCGTATTATTTTCATTATTAGACCACCGTTAAATCTTCGTTTGAGTTTCGAACAGGGATCCCGTTCAAATGAAATTTTTGAATTTTCGATCGCATCAAAGCAATGTCCATTCGTGCCGTTTGATTTTCAGATCTTAAAAGCTTTAATTCTACCACCACCGGCGCCAGGGCCGCGGCCATGATTTTGCCCGTATCATTATTGGAATGAACGGCCGCGCTTGATTTAAAATTGATTAATTCCGGGCCTTGTTCGCCGACAATTGAAAGGCCCAGGGCGTCACCACCACCCGCATACCCGGGAATATTTAAACTTTTTCCTAATAGTTTAATATCCTGGGCAATGGACGCCGGGGACGTTAAGCCGAAAGCGTCCGCAAGTTCGGCTTTATCAAACATGGAAGAATTTTCCCACCATGTAATATGGCTTTTGTCCAGGGTCCCGGCCGGTAAATTATATTTTTTATTCAAACCCGCAATTGAATTTGTATAGTCGGTTGTCGTGGTCCCGGATCCGGTCCCCGAATCAAAGGTTGTAATGGTATCAACCCCGTTTTTGTCCGTGGTTATATTAACGACCAGGCCATTTAAAGCCGTCGTTAAATCTAATAATTTACTGTTTAAATTATTGAAAACCGCGCCGTCATTCCATAGATTATTAAACCCGTCAAACGCCGTTGTAAAAACCGTATTTGTTAAAAGGTTTGTCATGCTTGTATTGGTAAAATCAATGGCCGTATTAATAGCACCCAGGGCGGTTAATTGTCCGGCCGGGTCCCCAAGATCCAAAAGCTTGACCTGGGCCTTTGAAAAATCTTCAACTTTTTTCAAGGTGCTTAAGACGTCGCTTTCTATGGCTTTGTATTCAAAAAAAGACGTGGTCGATTGTTCTTTATAGGCCAACACCTGGCCGGATAAATCGACCAGATCTTTTGCACCGGCGGCCCTGTCGGCCGCTTTATTGGGGCCGGTTGACATTGCCAGAACACCCGCCGCCTGGAAAGCCTTATAAGTATTTTTAAATTGTTGGTCCGGGCTTAAAGTTGACGATTGCCCGATAATGGAAAGACGGGCCGCCGCCAGACTTTCCCCGATATCCTCAAAGGCTTTTGCCGTATCTTTTACAATATCGGCAAGCGTGACCAGATCCGCGGCCGCTTCTTCAACCGAAACGCCCCAGGCGCCCGCGCCGCTTATAAACTGGCCCGGCGATAAACCCAAAACACTTTTAACAAAATCGGCCTGTTTTGTACTGGATCCCAGGTCCGCCCCATACTTTGAACCAATGTTCATTCCCGACCATTCGTTTTCCATGCCAAAAATATTGGCTTTTGCCCCGCCGATTGTTTTTAAATGTCCGGAATACATATCCAGGGCCGAAACCTGCATTAAGGTATCGACAATCGTTTTGACCCCGCCCTTTAAACTTTCCACCCCGGATATAAACGTCGCGTTTCCTGTTGATTTAACCGCCGTATATAGTTCGTCAAAAAAGGTTGTGATCTGTTCGCCCTGGGACGCTATCCCCTGCAATTTTATTTGATCGCTCGACCATACAAAACCTTTGACCGCGTCGGCCATGGCGTTAATTTTATCCGCGCCGCCGGATCCCAAATCTTTAATGGTTGCCCAAAAAATTTTATCCTGGCTTGTTTGCAGCTTGGAAAGATCGTCCACCGTGGCGTTATTTGCCTTCAAGGACTCCGTCAAGGTTTCAAACCCTTCTGACAAGGTTTTAACCGGTTCGACCACCGGGTCCATTTCTAAATCCGCTACCACCTGGTCAAGTTCCCCCAGGGCGCCGGACACAATGGCAATTTGTGTAAAAGCATCAACCGCGGATAAAGAAAAATCCGTCATTCGATCATTGAATTTTTTTATAAAATCATCGGTCGTTTGAACGGTTTTAGCAAACAGGGTCAAGGCGTCCCATTCATTACCACCGGACGGCAAGATTGCCGCAAAAAAAGCCGCGTTAAATGTATCCGCCATGGTTGAAACTTGCCGGGTAATATCACTATAAACCGGAACATTAATTTGCGGCAACACATTAGGCCCACCGGGCGAACCGGGCGCTTCACTATAACCAGTAGATTCGGACGCGTTTTCCCCTGTGGGTGTAATGTGTGGAATAGCAATATAATCTTGAACCTTGCTCCCTGTGACCACATTAAATGTTTTGTCTGTTGTGCCAGCACTTGGAAGTATATCCGTTAAAATTGTCCCGACCAAATCGGAAAAAACGTCCTTGGATAATTGTTTAAAACTGCCCTCAAAATCACCCCCGCCGATTGCCGCATTTTTTCCATAAAATTTATATTGTTTTAATACGTCGTTAATACTGGTCGTTGTGACCGCGTCCAATTGAGCGAAAACAGTATCGAAATATTGGAACATTGTATCCTGTACTTTTATCGAATCAGTACCAAAATCAACGGTTGAAATCTGATAATCAAAATTTTTGCTCGATATACCACCCGCCCCCTGGGTATAATCAAAGGGCATTTCGTCAATGTTCGGATTTCCTTTTATTTTCCAATAATCTTTATCGGATCCCATGAATGACATGGCCGGGTGCTTTTCTGCCATTGAACTAATAACCTTGCCGATTATAATGCCAGCTATTGCACCAAAACCCGCCATAGCTACACTAGACATTATGCCAGCGCTACCAGCACCCCAACCGCCGCCGCCAATCGTTCCGGCTTTTCCTATACCCAGGCCATACGCCGTATTGCCCGCCGTTGCCATGGAACCAGGGATCCCGGACGCCGTGGCAAAACTACCGGCCGGAACATTGCCCCCAAATAAGGATCCAAAATTTTTTAAAGATGATAATTTGTCCATAATGCCGCCGCCAGAACCGCCCGCCATATCGCCAAATTTTGTTCCCTTCCAGGACAAACCCGCGGCGGATCCAATGTCCATGGCAATGGGGACGATCAATTTTTGCGCGATCAAATCCGCGGCCATTTCGGAAACGGTCCGCTTGACAATATCTGCCATGGTTTCCCAGGCGTTACCCCAATTATCTATAATATCGGCCGTGTAGTCCTGGACCGTGTCGGAAAAATCTTCGTAGTCGTCGGCCTGTTCAGCCAGCGATTTTTCAAGGGCCTGTTTTTGTTCTTCCAGACCCGCGTTATGTTTATCCGCCCAATCTTGATAATATTCTTCGGGATCTATTTTTGCGCTTTCCCGGTCAATAGAAAACCAATCATGTAAATTTTGTTTTTCTGGCGACACGATATTTCTTTGCGCTGTCTCATATTGCTTTAAAGCATCAATGGCCCGTTGCATTTCAAGGCCCTGGAAATTGACAAATTCCGAAATATTAATCTTGACCGTGTTAAGACCTTCATTCCACCCGGTAAAATCCCCATCATATGACGCATTATTGAAAGCAGTTAAAGCGGCGGCCGCTTCAGTTGCCACCGGCGCCAATTGCTTTAAACCTTCAACCTGTTTTAAAATGGCGGCCTGGCGATCTTCTAAAGCCTGGACTATTTCCGGATCCGGGACCGTCCCTTCCATATCTTTAAGCTGTCGGCTTAAAAACTCATATTCTGTTTGCAGGGTTTTGACCTGGTTAATTTGCCCGGCCGTTAATTCTTTAAGATCGCCAAAAACTTTAATCCAGGCGCCAGCACCGGCCCCGATAATTGCACCGGGCGCGCCGCCAACCCTGAAACCAATCGCGGCCCCGGCGGCCAGTTGCCAATATTCCATCATTAATTTAAAGCCGGTTGAATCCGTAAATTCTTGAACCTCTTTTCCCATGTTCTTAATATGGCCCGGGACGTCCTGGGTCAAAAATTTATCATTTTTGACCACCCAATCCGTCATATGACCCACCATTTTAATGATTTGCGGCGACGTCTGGACCACGGCCGACATAAGCCGGGCTTTAACTGCATATTCAAGATTGGTAAATTGATCAATCGCTTTTTCGCTTTGTCTGAGCCATTTTTCATCTATCACAAGGCCCAGGTCCAAAAACTCTTGACGCATATCGTCCAGGGCGGCGGATCCGCCCTTGACTAAATTGGTCATTTTTATACCGGCGGTCCTGGAAAAAGCGGCTGCCGAAAGCGCTGTTTTATCCGATTGGTCCTCGATCTTGCCCAGGGTATCAAGAAAAATTTCAAGGGCCTTATCCGTGGATCCGGCCGCGATCATCTGTTCTTTTAAAACGCCATTACCTTTTGATAAAATGGTATTTAAAGCGCCGGTCCCCAAACGCAATTCCCCAAGTCTTTTTGAAAAAGCGCCTAACCCCTGGTCAAGTTGTGCAACCGCGACCCCGGACCGATCCGCCATAAAACGGTATTCTTGCAATGATTTTGTAGTGATCCCGATTGTGTCGGCGGTCTTTGCGATACTGTCGGCGGCTTCCAGGTTCTTTTTAACAAAATAACCCAGGCCAGCGGCCCCGGCCGCCGCACCCATGGCGCCATTAAAAGATAAAACCGAATCCGTGACCTTTTTTAATCCGGATCCCACTTTTTTAAACGCGCCACCCGTTAAATTTTTGGCCGTTAGGATAATTTCAAGTTTTGTATCTGACATCTGTTTTATATCCTTTTGCCGGATAGTTTGGCTTTAAAGTTGCGTCTTATATTTGCCCCGGCCTTTGTCTTATTTGCCGCCCAAAATGGATCTATGATCGGACGGCCTGGCGTGGTTAATGACCGGGTCGATTTTCTTAAAAAAAAGGGCGTGTCCCCGCCCTCGATCTTGCCTAATTTTGCACCCCGGCCAATGATCCAACCTTTTTGATCCGGCGTGATAAGCTGTGTAAATCCTTCTTGGTGTTTTTTAGCCAGGCGCCGCAAACCGGCCGGACCCGATTGAATAAACCCGATTTCAATCGTAAAAGGGTTTTGGTCCGTTACGCGATACCGGACCCCTGGGCCTAATTTTGCCAAAGGTTTGCGGTTTTTGTTTCGAAATAAATTTCTGGCGATATGGCTTAAGGGTAAAAGATCCCGGCCGCCTGGCGCGCCGCGGGATAAATCATGCTTTAATTTTTTTCTAAGCCTGAAAGCCTCAATCTTTATGGCCGTGTTCATGGCTTTTTTGCTTTTTGTCTTGTATCTTTTTATGGCCGCCTGGGCTTTGGTCGCGCCCTTAACCGACATTTTAAGCAGATTATTCATTTTTCAGCCTTATAGATTCAAGCGCTTTGATTTTTTGTTCCAGGCCCCGGGACCGATAAAGGCCATGGTCCCGGATTGCCTGTCGCATTTCTCTGTAGTCAAGACCGATCAACCCCATTGGCCCGGCCCTGTATTGTGTCCTGATTTCCTGGTAAATGTTCCAGGCGTCAAAGTTGACTCTTTTTAACTCTGGCGCCTGGCCGTGTTCACAAGACAGACACGTTTTTTTTTCACCATTACAGATTTGACAATATTCTAATCTTTTTTTGTCAAAGAAGAATCCGTAATGGTCTTGGAGTTTTTTAACTCTTTGGGGTCCCCGTATGTTTCTTTGAGCAATTCCGCCCAAATTTCTTGAACCATCTTTAAATCGCAATCGTCCAAAAATTTTAGATCCTCTTTGCTCAAAACAAGTTCAAGGGCTTTTTCGATTGCATCGTCGGCCGTTTCATATATCGGACGACACGCCAAAATAGTATAACCATATTTTTTAAAACTCTTGATTTCTTTTCTTGTCAAAGACCGGATGGAAACCAGACGGGATTTTTTCCCGTCCGGTTTTGTTATTTTAAATTTCCGCATTTTTCAAAATATCCTTTCAAAGATAATTTTTTAGATTAATTAAAAAAAACCCGTTACGCGTGGGCTATTGCTTAAGCGTGGGCCACCGCATTTGTTAAAACTATCTGAAAACTGGTCGCCTGGGCCGCGTCGTCATAGAAAGCAGAAAAAGGCAATGATATGGCGATCCCCTGGGGACCTTCAATCCCGGGACTGTTGCGCTCGTATTTTACTTCCGGAATAGTGATCGCAAGAACCGCCGCCCCATTGGTAAAGGTCATAACGATAGCGCTTTCCGTGGAATTAACCGCTTTTTCCAAAAGGGTCGTATCCTCAAACATGGCCGCAAGATTGCCGCCAACCGTATAAATACCGTCGGGCAGGGATCCGCGGACACTGGATCCGCCGATAACATATTGGCTTGTGTCCAGACCAAAATTAATATTACAGTCAATTGACTTGGCGTTATTAATAGCGCTTCCGCCCTCTGTCATTGCCAGATGTCGATTTTTAAGCCTTGAAAAACTGGGCGTGGTTGCCCCGGCATGAAAAGACGCCGCGGCGATTGTTTCGACGGCCCCGATAACGTCAAAGGTTGCCAAAAGTTCGCCCTCAACACCGGCGGAAAAACTCATACCGGAAATTTTGCACCCGGTATATTGGAAAAACTTATCCGTGGCAAGTTCCGCAAATTGGTGTTCAAGCGTAAAACTGCTTCGTGCGGTCCCGGCTTTAAATGTATGGGTATATGGATCCGTTCCGGCCGTAACGGGCGAACCCAAAGCCAATTGCAACCAGTACCAAAACGCGATCGAATCAACCGGGACAACAATTTTTCCCCCAACATCAATATTCCCGGAAAAAGGTTCGGGCGGATTAAGATTTCCGCGAATTGTTTTGGGCGTTTCCTGGGATCTGGACCCCTTAACACTTGATGAATTTACCGACATTGAAAACCCGACGGTCGCGATTGTTTTAAAAGCTGATTCTATCCCAATCAAAACCGTTGCCTGGGCGCCTGTTTGAATTGTCATTTTGTTTTAACTCCTTTATTATTCAAATGGATTTGATCCCGCGCCGATCGCGTGGGGTTCTGTAATTACAATTTGCATATTGATTGATACATATGGAAAATTATCAATCGTGTTATAGTCTGATATAATGGCGTGGATTTCGGTATTTGCCGGGATATTATCTTTAATAACGTCCAGGGCATACCCCCGCATGATTTCGACATTCCGGCCGCCGGTAAATCGCACCACACCGGCCGCGGACACTGGCTTTGTTGAATCATACACCCCACAAGATACCTCTATGACGTGGCTTTTATTTGGTTGTCCCACCCCGGCAATTTTTGACCCGGGAAAAACAATAATCAAAGGGCAATCGTCAGACTCTGGTTCGTTCCTGGGATCGCAATTTTCCAGGATTGTGACGTCCTGGCCGTAAGTTGCCACCCCCCAATTTGTCAAGGTTGCGTCCGCCGCCAGGGCCGCGGTTAAATCTTCAATTATGGTATTTATGGCCGCCATGATGAAAACCTCTCCCCCTTTGATATGGGAATGGATAAAATAAAACCGTTGTCTTTGTCATCCAGGCCCGTTTTTTTGTCGCCCGTAATTTTCCAGACCGTCCCGTCAATAGTAAAGGAATGACGATAACCCGGGCTTGATACATCGGTTTTTTTAACGTGGATTATGGCATGATCCCCGGGCGTTTTATCCTGGACCGTATAATCGACAATGGCCGATATTTCCGAAACCGTGGCCCCGTTGTTATAGGATACCGTTTCGGCCAGTTCGTCCGTGTTAAAAGGCAAACAAAGATCCGTTGCAAAATCCTGTTTTAAAGTTGTCATTTAATCACTTTCCGGCCGGTTTTTTGGCGATTGGTTTTTTGGTCGCTTTTTGTTGTTCCAGGCGTTTTTTAACTTCCGCCTGTATAGCGTCCTCTTTTTGTGCCGCTTCTAAAGCCAAACCCGCGGGCGTTAATTCAAGGCTTGCCAGCGTGATCTTGTCCGGATCAATTAAAATGATTTCCCCGGCCTTAAACTGGACCGGCTTAATAATTTCAAAAAGATTTTTTTCACCTTTAACCACGGCCAGAAATCCGACCCGCCGGGACGCCTGTTTGATTGTCAATCCGATCAAACCGGCGGTAAGGTTTATAATTGCTGTTGTGATATATTCTTTCATATTGTTAAAACCTCTTTTTATTTTTTTGATACCGTTTGGTTGTGGACCCAGGGCGCCCCGGTCTTTGTTCTGGTATCATTTCTTGACCAGGGGACCCGGGATCCGGATTAAAAATGGTATCATTTCGGGTTTTATGTCATTGTTACAAGGCAAGCGCCTTGCCATCTGCCCAGGCCAACATTTCTTGACGCGTCGATCCCGTATTGGTGGGCGTTATTGTCAAATTCATATTCAGAACCAAACCCTTTGACCTTAAGCGCAACTTCGCTTTCTTCCTGTCTGATCAACGGTTTGATTTTGCCATCTGCCCGGAATACCGCAAAAGAGCTTGTCCAATCCGACAACCTGGCGTTTGGAACCACTGAAATATTAATACCTTGCTGTCTTACCCCTTCAAAGGCGGTTTGACTTGCCGCTACCTGTGACGGCGTGGCCGCCGCCGTAACGGCGCTTTGCCATAAGGACATGGGGACCATAACCAAAAAGTTTAAAGCGTCCTCGTTCATCGGATCGCCCTGGTCGTCCTTAAATCCCATAATCGCGGTTATGGCTTGCATGATACAAATTTGCATTTCTTCAACGCCCGGAATTGTTATGGACCCGGCCGTTTCCGCTGGCAATGTTGAAATATCAATTGATAAATCATTGGATTGTGTCCCGGAATCGCCCTCGCTGTGATCCGTATCAAAATAATACTGGCCGTCATAGCAGGCGGTTGACGCCCCGGACAGAATCAAAGTTGATAAAAGGCTGGCCCAATGGCTATTGCCCTTAGTCGCAAACTCCTCGATCCTGGCTTTAATCTGGCCCGTCTTATCGCGTTTAAGATCCGAAACAAGCAGTTTAATCGTTGCTTCATATAATTTATTTCTGATCTGTAAAGAATTTTCGCCAAACCCTTTGGCATTTCTGCCGCCAACCCATTCGCGCATGGCCGGGGACATATTCAACCATGGATATGTTTCAATTGCTGAGTTTGACGTGAAAAAGTTTGAAATTGCGTTTACCCAACCCATACCCGCAAAGGCCGCAAGTTGCATAAAATACCATCCAATGACCTGTTTTTCCGTAATTAGCTTGCTCATTTTTCATTACCTCATTATTTTAAAATTAATATTATTTTTTTATTCAATTTAGCCCGGGCAAACTTTTAAGCTTCTTTTGCCCAAACCCCGGCCAGTTTTGAAACAATCCAGCCCGTCGCGTCGCCGTACTCAACGTCGATAAAATCCCCGCGCTGTGCGGTTGTTTTGGTATTGGCAATGTCCTTATTATCGGTCGCTGTCAGATCCGGACCGCCCAGGCCATCATTTGCATTTGGTGACACTGTGACGGCTATCGTGCCGTAGGCCCCGGCGTTTACAACCCTGGCTTTGAACCCGGCCACCGCGTGGAGTGTAATAGTTTTGGCGTCTACTGTGACAAACAAGACCTTTGCCGTATCCTGGGCGTCCAGGGTCTTATCATCGGCCACCGTTTCCGCCGTCAATCCGGCATGGGGATCGACCAGGCGGTCAACGTCGAATTCTACAATCATGTATCCGGATGCAACAAAGCGCCGGGTAAACCCGACAAAAACGCCGGACGTTTTCAAGAATGAAAATGTGTTATCGTCCTGGGCATAAACCGGCAAATCAAGGTCGGTAATAACCGCGCCCGAAATGGCAAGTTTTACGGCGCCGCTTTTTTCGGTCCGCACATTAACAGCGGCGGCGGCCCCGGCGGAATTGTCCGCCTTTGCTTCGGCAAATCCGCCGAATTTATCCGCGCTTGTCAATGGCCTGGCGTGGCCGCTGGCTTTTACAATACCGACGGCGGCCCCTTCGAAAATTATATCCGCGGCAATAACGGGATATTCGTTTCGATCTCCTGTTTCGAAATCTCTGGGCGTGTTTTTTGTTAAAGTTGTCATTTTTTTTTACCTCATATTTTTAAATTAATAGAAAATTTATAGTTTTTTTGTTCCCGGCGGCCGGTCGTTATCGGCGGCCTATTTGCCCCGCACTTTTACGCTTCCTTTTTCCATGGCGACCCGGTAGGCGTGAAAGCTTTTATAATCTTCAAATTCTTCCTGGATTTCCGGGCTTTTTTCAAATTCCGCCTTGCAGTTTTCCAAGGTTGCGGGCAATTCTTTTTTGACGATCGGCGCCGGATCCGCCGCGGCATGGGCGGCCGGTTTGATCTTGTCCGCAACAAGATTATTTCCGGCAATGTTCCGGATCTCTTTTTCCGCCGCCAAAACTTTAACCGCGGCCTGGGGTCCGGTTGTCTCTCCGTCAAACATCAAATCATTAATCATTTTTTCATGTCCGGGCATGGCCTGGGCAGATACGGAAAGAATCCTTTCATTTTCTGCCGTTGCCCCTTCTTTTAAGACGTCGCCCCGTACTTCGGCCGCGCCCTCATCTTTTAAGGCTTTTGCAATGTCCGGATTTTCTGTTTTGATTTTTTCCAATGTTATTTCCACTTTTGCTGCTCCTTTCCGGGCGCTTTGCGTCCCGGGTTTGTTTGACTGGATCATTTCTTTTAATTGATCCGGTACATTTTTAAAGTTTTCGATCCTGTTAGAAAATTTATCGTTAAAATTTTGGGGATCCGTTTGTCCCTGTATGCTGTCGCAAAATCCCAGGGCCAAAGCTTCTTTTGCTGTCATCCAGGTTTCGGCGTCCATCATGTCCACAACCTTATTTTTATCAATCCCGGTTTTATCGGTATAAACACCAACCAGGCTTGATTTGATTTTGTCCAGAATTTCCGCCATTTTCAGCATGACGCCCGCTTCCCCAAAGGCGCCGCCGGACGGATTATGAATCATCATAAAGGCATTGGACGGCATGATAACTTTGCCCGCCATGGCAATAACCGACGCAATGGACGCGGCCAGGGAATCAACAACAATGGTTATATTTGCCGCATGGGTTTTTAAGGCGTTATAAATAGCAAGACCGGCAAAAACCGATCCGCCGTCCGAATAGATCCGGACAATAATATTACCGACGTCCAGGCGTTTTAAATCCCGGACAATGTCCCCGGCGTCCAGGTCGTCCCAATAATCGCCGATAATGCCGTAAAGTAATAATTCCGCCGTGTCCGCCCCTGCCTGGTTTTTGATTTCATAATCATTTTTATTTAATTTTTTGCTCATTTGAATTATTCCTCTTTGTCTGGTCCCTCGATTAATTTATCCGCCAGTTGTTTTTTTCGTTCCTTGACTTGCTGGATATGGTTCTTTTCCCAATCCTGGCCCGTCATTTCTGTCGTTTCCTGTTCAAGCGTGGAAAATTTACCGTCAACCCTGGCCGCCGCCGCTCTGACTTCTTTTAGTTCATCAATCTGGCCCTTTGCGGTCCCGATAAAATCGGCGTTTAAATAGGCCGCCCGGATCGCCGGATCCGCAAAAAACCCCGGCGCGGATATCCGCCCGTTTACGACGGCTTCATACATAAAAACCTCATAAACAGGTTTTAAAAAATTGTCGGTTAAAAATTTTCGTTCGGTTGCCACATAACGATAAAATTCAAGAAGGGCCGCGCGCGCCGCGGAATATGAGCTTGTAAAATGTTTTATTAAAATTTCAAAAGGAATTTCAAGGCCCGCCCCGATTTGCCGTTGAATTGCCTGGACGAAAGGGTCGAAATTTGCGTTAGGTCGGCCCGGGTTTGCGTCGTGGACTTTGTCGCCGCCGTCAAGTTCGACAATCATTCCCGGACCCATTTTATAATCTTTATCCGCGGCCGCGGCGTTTGTTTCCCCGCCAATATTTGAATAATCAAAACCACCGACCGGGCCGTCGGTTTCGACAAAAACAGTAAAATAGGCGGATATCACCGCGGCCATAATTTCCGCGTCGGAATACCGTCCAAGTTGCTTAAATAATTCAATCACCGGCGCCAGATCCGGAACCCCCCGGGATTGTCCCGGACGTGGCGGATTGTATAAATGCAAAACATTTCTTAAGCCGGTTTTTTCTCCAAAGGCTTTGAAATCTTCCCATTCATCACCACCCGGCGCCGCAAGGTTGCCAGGATGGCGTTTTAAAATATGATAATTTTTCGGCGCGCCATATTTGTCTTTTTCAATGCCGCCCGCCAGCGTGTCCGTATCGGTTCCGTTGTCCTTATTACAAACCCGGTCCGCTTCTATGATCTGTAAACACAAATCATAAGGGACCCCGGGACGTGGGACCCTGGGCAATAAAACAAAGACGTCCCCGTTTTCTTTTTCCTGACCATAAACCATTTTTAAAATGCCGGTCCCGGTCAAGGTTCGCGCAAGATCGACGTTTTTTGAATCCCAAAAAAGACGCCATTCTCTTTGAATGGTTGCCTCCCACACGTCGGCCTGATCATCGGAATAGTTCAAAACCTCCCGATCAATACGCGATTGTAACCGCATACCCGTACCGACAACATGGGTTAATTTTGTTTTTAAGGCGCCACCGGCCAAAGGATTATTTCGGCAAAGATCCCGGGACCGTTCGCGCAAGGTTGCAAGATCCCCCAAGATATCGGAATCCGCATCATTTCCCATGGTTTGCCATTGTTTTAAAGCGCGCCGGGTTTTGCTGGCGCCGTCGTATGAATTAATAATTTCTAAAGCCATTCTGGCCCGGGCGCGCTTGACCGCGCGAACAGGCGAAAAAATCCCGACAAATTTATCAATTAAGTTTTGTTTGCTTTCTGGCGATTTTAGCATGGCGTCGCACCTGTCAACCTGGGACCGCCGCCCCGGGTTAATCTTGAAACCATTATATTATATTTTTCAATATTGGCCTGGACCGTTGCCGCGTCCGCCCGGGTTACTGTCTGACTCCCGATCGTGTAGGTCTGGCCCCTTGATACCGCTTGCCCGGCCGTGATCCACAAATCGAGCATGGTTTGTGCCGTTTCTAATGAGATAACACCCATAAAAAAGAATCCTTTTTATTTTTTCATTTTAAAAAACTCCATTTTCAAAAAACTGTTATTTACTGAATGCCCGGATTATAACCCCGGTTTTTTGGAAAAACGGCCAGGCGTCGAAAAGACATCACAAAGAAACTGTTAAGGAACTGTTAAGAAACTGTTAAATTCCTTGACACGCAAAAAAGGCGTATTAAAGCGCAAAAATAGTCTATTTTAGACAGGTATGATAAATGATACGCGAAAAAGATAAAAAAACTTGATTAAATTATTTGACAAAGCAAGATTAATCATATAGATTATCCATAATACAAATAAACATTAACACTAAATAAGGATAATCAAATGATTCAAACAATACCGGAACTAAAAAACACGATCAAAAACGGATCCATTTTAACCGACGGGAAAACACAAATAATTGTCGAAAGATTGGCAAACAATATTATAAAAATTGACGGCCGCTTGATTTCCTGGAAAACCCTTCAAGACGTTATATTTAATTCAGACTACAAATTGATAGTAGATAACACCGAAATAAAAACAAATGATCGAAATCACGGCGGCCGCCGCCTGGCCCGCCCGGGAAAAAAATTAGGTCGCCCGGCCAAAACAGATACAAAAAAGGCGGTTTCTTTTTCCCTGGCAAAAAATGAAATTGAATTAATTGACATTCATTGTAAAAATTTGAATATTTCCAGATCCGGTTTTTTATCCATTCTTTTAAAATCATATAACAATTAATAAGACACCCCAAAAACAAAAAGGCCCGCCAGGATTTAAACCCGGCGGGCCTTTTTTATGCTCCCCATTTAAAAATTTATACCTTTCAAAAATACAGCCAAACCGCCCAACCAATTAAAAAGCAATTCAAAGCGACCATAAAAATATCCCGCTTTTTCACGCCTTAATTTCCTTTATATTCCAAAGCATCACGCCAACCCATCGCGAACCCTTCGCGAAAACTTTGTTGTCTTAAATACAAGCGCATCGGATCATCAATATCCGATACCGGCATTTCCATGACTTTTGCTTTTGTTTTTTTAAAATCATCAAAATACTGTCTTTGTTCAATTTCGATTTCTTTTAATTTTTCTTTTAAATTTTTCATAATTATCATCTTTTTATATTATTTAGTGTAATGTAATGGTCACCAGCGGGGTTGTTTCCGTCTGGTGCAACTTTTTATTAGCGGTTATGAATTTTTAATGGCATGGTCAATAGCTTCACGGAGTGTTGGTTTAAAAGCATGCTTCTCTACTAAAAATGTAGACTCCAAATCAAACGCTTCATTTCCAGATTCAATGTTTTGAAATCCATCAGAGGCAAACGCCCACATACCGTTATCATTATTTATAACTGCACCACCAAATTGTTCTTCAAGCCAATTAAATCTTTTTGTGTCATCCATTCTTTTCTCCTATAAGCGGTTAATCCGCTAAATACATCAATTACCGGATTTTTTTTCATTAGCAATTTCTAACAAAATATCCGCATGACACGGTTTCCCGATCTTGCACCAACACGCCAAATCTTTGCCCCGGATTTCTTCAATATTATCAAGTATGGCCGCCTTTTTTTCAGGGATCCCGGCGTGGACACCGTCAACCGTCAACCAGATTTTAAAAGCTGTGACGGTTTCCGCGGCCGTTCGATCTTCAGTAATTTTAAAAGGGTTTCCAAACTTGCTACCCCGGCCGACATAAACCGTATTAGGCGGCATTTTCCACCCCTTTGTCCTTTTTCTTTGTATTCTTTTTGGCATATTATCCCCTATCTTTTATAAATTCCATTTTAGCCTTTAACCCGGGCCGCTTGCTTATATGTTTTATATACTCCCCATACTTTGCCGACGTCATAATCTGGATAGTATTTTGTTGCGCTTTCAAGCTTTTTAATTCCATGGACATATCAGAACACCAGGCCCCAAAATAACCGACCAAAATAGTTAAAATTATTAATGCCATGGAAAAAATTATTAATAAGACTATTTTCATTTTTCCCCCTTTTTTTTAAGCCGCGTATAATGCTTAAACCATTCGTCGATATTCTCTTTATGAGCCAGCCAGCGGCCGTTTTCTGTTCTTATCGGCATACCGGCCGCCCGCCAGCGGTTCAACTTTTTAACCCCGGCGCCATTTAAAAATGCGGAAATTTCATCCCGGCCGTCTAATAGCCCGCAATCTGTCATTGCTGAATACCTTTTGATATGACTTTGCCTTTCTTGCCGCCGGTCCGCATAGACCCGACAATATGGGATAATGACGGGGACCATTCCGGATCTGAACAAGCCGCCGCGATAACTTCACAATCGAGCAAATGATTATCCCGCCGGATCTGGACCCACTTCCAAACCCCGTTACGGTTTTTTTCTTTTTTTTCGGCCGTGATTTGTTGCGCGTAATCCATGCCGGTATCCGCGTGTAATGTCGTTACCTGATCCGATCCTTTAACCTTGTCCGTCGTCATACGTTGCCAAAAAATAGATTTTAATACATGGGTATTTAACCAATATAAAACCAGGCCGCCACCCATTAATTTTCTGGCCTTTTTTTGGCCGCCGGGCGTTTTATCAACAACCGTTGTTTTTAATTTCGTGGCCTGGGGTTTTGACGCGCCCTTTGTTGCAAAGGCTGTATAACCGCCATTCCGCCGAATATACGAATACACTTCCTCTGTTTTTGTCCAATCATCGTCGGCCGCCACCCCGCCGCCGCTGTCAATCCCGGCCCGCGATATCCCCATGGTTTCACCATTTCCGTTTTCAACCGGATAACGCGTTTTAAAAATCAACGTGTCAACATCGGCCCAGGTCGTAAAATATCCATATTGTACTAAATGGCTTTTATTTTCATCAAACCAGGCCCGGACCACAAACCAGAAACCATATTTTTGAACGTCAATCCCGGCCGTCAACCACCTGGCGGCCTTTGGGACCACGCCACCCGGCAAATCAATACAATGATCAAGGACCCCCTGTTCGTCCTGCAAAATAGATTCATCCGACCAGGGCAGGGCCTCATAAGAATTTTTAAAATCCTGCAATTTTATGGGATCGTCCAAACCCAATAAAAAAGCGGATACAATTTCCCCAAAAGTTATAAAATAAGATATCCACGCCGGGATATGAAATCCGATTGTTGCGGGCCTATATGTTCTTAAATAAACGTCCATGGATATTTTTTTGCCCCGGGCCATCCATACGCCTTTTTTAACTGCTTTATCCCGCAAACCTTCATCCCATTTACCCGCGCAATGTTTACATTTATACCAGGCCAGATTTTTGTTTTTGACTTCCCGGGGATCTGCTTTTGATGCACCGTCCCACTTGATCCCCTTAAATTTCATTAACTGCATACCGTCGCACAAAGGACACCTGACAAAATAATCGAAAATAATGTCCATTGCATTTAACTCTTTCCAGACGTTCCCGCTTTCAAGGGTCGGCGTGGATATTTTAATAAATTTTGATTTCCCCCGAAACGTGGTCAACCGCTTGTCAATTAATTCGAGCGCCCCGGTTTCCGTTTTGCCTGGATCAAATCCGGGTTTGTCGATTTCATCGGCCACCGCGTACTGTATCGACTTGTTTGCAAGGGTCGCCACCGACCGCGCCCAACCAAAAAAAACAGTCATATGCGATAATTTAATTCTGTGAATTGACGTATCTTTATCTTTTGGGGTCAAGTATTTTCGCAAGCGTGGCGCCGACGTGATCATGGGCAATACCCGATCTTTTGAATTTTCTTCGGCCGTTTTTTGATCCGGATAAATATATAAAACCGGACCCCAATCGCGATCAATACAATAACCGATAAAATTGTGGATGGCTTCGGATCCGCCGGTTTGCGGCGTTTTGCAAATTGTTACTTCCCGGATAAAGGACAGGGCGGCCGCGTCCATGATCCCGGTCAAATACGGCGTAACGTCGTTATGCCAGGCGCCGGGCAAAACTGACATGGTCAAAATTCTGTGCCGTTCCGCCCATTCAGACACCTTTATTTTTTTTCTTTTTCTATATATTTTTTTTTCAGCCCGGGAAAAATCAAATTCAATGGATAATTCTTTTTGTGGCATTACTTTTTTTAAGGATCCCCACAAATCAAACGAACACCACGCCGGGCGGCCATGATATTTGATACCTTGATCCTTATCTTTAAAAAGCTGATTCATAGATTAATTAATTCTTGAAAATCCGTTTATTTTCATCTGTTCAGCATTATAAACACTTTGCAGAACATTTTTTTTTGTTTCGCAATCAACCAAACTGGCAACATTAATTTTTGAAAAATCAATCCCGTCCACCATACAAACCAAATCAACCGTCGGGCGGCGGTCAACTTTTAATTTTATTGTGGCGGACACAATATCCAATTGCCTTGTGATATCGCACCCGGTATTATCAAAAAATTTTGTTTTATGAACATCAGAACTATTCAATTTTATTTTCATATTTTTATCCCTTTAATGAATGGACTATAAAAACCCTTTGTCGATTGCCAGGCTTTCCGACATGGTCAAAATAACGCCATCACCCGGGCCGCCGTCCTGATCCATTTCAATCAATAACTTTGGAAACCACGCCGTTATATCCCCGTTTGTGACCATTAACGCGCCCGGCGTATCCTTTAAGATTTCAACAAATATTTCGTATTTTCTACCCATGCACCCCCCTTATTTGATACCATTTGCACCCGGGACCTGGTCGCCCTGGGCGCGTTTTTGATACCATTTGTCGCCCTGGGCCGGTCGTCCTGGACACTTTTTTGATACCATTTTACAAACCCGACGCGGCGGATCCCGGCGAACCCCCGCGGAAATCATCTTTTCAAAGCCTGTTGACGGTCATTCTCAAAAACCTGAACCATACGCTTAAAATCCATGTCCGCTTCTTGTTTTCGAATTATCGTCCATTTGCTACTTGCAAATTCACTTTTCAGGGCGGACAGTTCCGCCCGGGTTTCTGATAGTTCTTTTTCAAGGGATAAAAACCGGGTCAATACATATTCAATGACCTTTGAACACGTCGCTATTTGTTTACCCTTCTTGATTTTTTCAAGCGCCTTTGCCGCTTCCTTTGACGGTCTAAAAGTAAAGGCCATTTTTTTTCCTCTCAAAAGTTGTGTTACATTGTTTAAGTTTAAACCCCATTCTATTAACGCCAGGTTCAGAATTAAAAACCCCGACCATATCAAAATAAATAGCATTTATAGAAATGCCGGTTTCATCTTTGAATATTGCAAGTTTTGAATTAACAAAATATAAAAGATCCATTTCAAATGCGGCCTGTTTTCCTTTTATTTCTTCAATTCCCAATGATTTTTTTCCCCGATCTTTGATCAAAAGTTTGATCAATTTTTCAGATTCATTAATTGACAAGGCCGTCGTTTTCCATTGATCAATCATTTTTTCCAAATCATTTTTTTTTATCCCCGCGTCGCACCTGGCGCCGCCGCACTCTGGACACCTAAAAACAATTTTCTCAAATTCTAAATTCCCCATAAAAGGTTTTGCATTTTCACAATCGCAAACTTTTATTTCCATTTTTTTTTAATCCTCCATAAATAAAACGTGATATGTTTTAACACCGGCATAGGTTGTCATTTGTTCGTTCAAAATTATATTTAATTCCGCCAGAAAATCCCCCATTAAATCCGGTTTGCCACCGACCAGGCCGATTAGATCCCGGGCGCGTACCTGGAACATATGCCGGAATCCTGTATCCAATACCGCGGCCCTGGCGGCCAATTCCGATTCAAAATCCGACCGGGGAATAAATTTACCTTCTGATTTTTCCCGGTCAAATTTTAGTTTTGCGATTTGTTCGTCCAGTTTTTCAACTTCCTTTTGTGCTTTCTGGTTTTGCAAATCTGACAGGTCCCCGATATCACCGGCCGCCCGTTTCAAATTACTGGCATACGCCCGGACCTCAGTTTCCGATACGGTCCTGTCGGCATTGGCGCGGATCATTCCTTTTTTTTCATCCCGATAAATTTTAGCCTTTGAAACTTTAAAACCTTCTTTATCCAACCTTTCCAAAACCTGGGCAAGATTTGCAAAAGCCACCGGCGCCGGTTGATCTTGATTTGCTGTTTTAACCATTTAAAAAACCTTTTAAGTTATTGTTAAAAATACAAGCCTTTAAAAAAGCCACCCCCGCCCCCCTTGTTCTGACCCCGCCCATTGCC